AATTTCACCGCAACCGTATTTGTAGGCGGCAAGGTCTGCGCCGCCCATGAGTAAGGACTGAACGCGAGCCTCGCGCTCCTCCTCAAGTAGTTTCACAACATATTCTGCGAAGTCATCAATCATCTGATGCTTTAACCTGTGTTGTTTTGGTTCAACATCTGCATGAGCCGCATAGCAGCTTCTCGGTCCTTTTGCACGACGTCTTGATCTTCCGCGCGGATGTTAACACCCACTTTAGCAGCAGATATAACTAAGTTTTGCTCAGCAATCTCATTACGGGACCGCTGTTCTTGCTCTCGCAATACTAGGTCATCAACATCTTTACCAGCACCAATCGCTAGTTTCTTGTCTTCCCGCGCACTCTTGTCTGCCATGTCGGCGATGTCTGCCTTGGTCTTGCTCATCGTCGATTCGGCCAGCTTGTCTTTGCGGTCGGCGTCGCGCATCTGGATTTGGACCACGGGATCTTGCTGCGCTTGCTGCGCTTGCTGCGCTTGTGCCTGGGCTTGCTTGCGTTGCAGCAGCCGCATTGCAGCGCGTGCCATGAGCTTGGACACTGCGACCTCGATCTCTGGAGGCAACTCTTCATCCTCTGGAGGCAATACAACGCCCAGCTCGGCCTCGATTTCTTGGCGATACATGAAGGCTGTGTGCTCGGCAATGTGTGCTTGCAGGGCTCCGATCATCATCTGAGCCTTTGGGTTCTGGCCAATCATCTGCTGCATGCCAGGGTCTTGCATGGCTGTTTGATGTACTTGCATGTGCGCTGCGTGATCTTGATACAGAAAAGCCTTGATTGGGTCGCCGCGTAAAACACGCATGTTCTCCCCCACCGGGTCCATGGGGTTTATATCTTCTTTCAGAGGCACCAGCTTGGCTGCGTTCTTAAAACCGATAGTCTCTAGCATATCACGATGCAGTAGAGCCAAGTCATACAGCTGTGGAGCGGACTGTGATAGTTGGATCGCGGCCTGATACTGGATCAGACGCTGTGTCATCGTGGCCGCGTTGGGGTCACTGACCGGAATCACCATCACCATTGCGTAGTCAGCGACCCGGTCGCCTTTCTTACCTGAAGCAGGCTCGTACTCGTAAGGGGACTCGTCGTTGTCTGACACGCCTTGCTTGATGAGCTTGAACTCTTCTTTCAAGCTGTTGTGTGTACGCGCTTGTACCGCAGTCATCACCTTCAACTGGCGCTCGATAAGGGCCAACGTGGTGCCCACGGGCGCCTGGGAAGACATGTCCCCCATCTTCATCTCGGCCATGCCGGGCAGTCTACGGCCTTCCTCAATCAGGTCTTTCAGCAGCATGTGCAAGACGGTGCTGGGCTCTTTGTAGGGCAGCGGGATGATGTTGTCACGCACGGTCCCCGACCCAACATCCACGTCTCGGAATTCGCCTGGACGAATGGGCTGATCATCGCCCTTGATACGCATACCTTTAGACTTCAAACCGCCGGGCAAGTTTGAGAGCGTTCCTGCATCGATCAGCTGACGGATAATAGACGTGCCGGCCTTAGCATAGCCTCCGATCAAGTGGATCAGGCCCAGACCGTAGGCACCCATGCCAGGAATGTAGTCGTACTGCACGAAGTGCTGCAGCGGTTGCTGAAACTTATCTTCTTGACGCCAGTTTCGACGGATACCAAGCACCTCATCGTTGTCTCGGCAGATGGTGACCACGTACGGCAGCGCCAGCCCAGTGGCGTAGCTGTCTTCGTCGATGGTGAGTAGCACCACACACTCATAGACCGTGAAGCGATCATCGTTTAGGTCGTCAATGCCTGTAATACGGTCCTTTTCCTCCTGGACATCGGACTGCATGCGCTGCGGGTCGCCTAGATCAACCTCTGCATAGAAGTCATTGGCGATCAGTGCTTCAAGTTTGTTCTTCGTGTAGCGCAAACGATGCGTTACGCGCTCGGCACCGCGGGCATTGGTGGCTCCGTAGGGCAATATCATGTTGTCAGCGTCGACCATCTTCGACACCATGCGACCTTTTGTCGGGTCAAAGTAAACTTTCTTGAACGCCGAGCCGATGATTGGCAGGTTGAGCAGCATGCGGTCGTGCTCATCTCGGAATTCCACCATGCGTTCGGTCAGCTGGTAGTTCATGTCGGCGCGCACACGTGCTGCAGCAGCCAACTTCTCTCTGGTTTCCTTGCCGATTATCTTAGTCAGTACCGGGCCGTGGGCTGGAAAGGTCTCCATGACCGTCTCAGACTGAAAGCGCACTGCGGCTTCGAGAATCATGGGGTGGTAGATGCCACAAGAGCCAATCCAAGGCTCTGTCCGAGTCTCATACTTCAGGCCCAGCAGCTCAATACCGTCCTTGTACGTGCGTTCCCAGTCTCGTCGAGCGTTCAGGTCGTCATCAATCTCAGACAAAAGGTCTTGACCAATACCCAGCACAGCGTCGGGGGGCAGCACACCTACCAAGTTCTCGTAAAAGTCTTCTTCGGAGTCTTCGGAGTCATCAATTTCAGGGTCTAGATCGATGATCATTGAGCCGTCTTCCAGCTCTACCATGACATCCACATCAGGCTCTAGCACTACAGATACGGACTCCAACTCGCGTGGGTCGTCAAACAGCATATCCTCTTCGCGGATTTTGTTCTCGAAAGGTGTTCTGGTGGCCATTGGTTTCCTTGATTAGTAGTATGAGGCACGTCTAGGTGCGCTCGTCTCATTATCTTCATCATCTGCGTCATCAGACAACCGCAGGTACCCGCCCTGTCTAAAACGCATGCAAGCCATGGCTACAACGTCAACATAGTCATCATGCTCGCCGCTGGGGAAGTCAGCGCACTCCTCGCGCACATCTCGGGCCCACTTGGTGTCAGGCATCCAAACACAGCCATCCTCAAAGATTGGCGTGATGGAGTTTACTCGAGCGTACTTGTCATTGCTGTGCCCGACCTTACCGCGGCTAGGAGAATACTCCTCGACAAACAAGTCCATCCTGCGTAGCTCTTGGATCAGTGGCGCACCTGCGGCCTTTTTCTCGATAAGCAAGTGGTCGGGCTTCCACTCTGCGGCTTGCTCACGAGCGCGTGTCTTTAACTCTGGGAACTCCCAGCGGTCTTTTATCGCGTTCAGCAAAATCATCTCGTTGCGGTTTGTCTCGGTGTTGAAGAATACTCCAAAAGTGCCGCAAGCACTAAAGTCACTGCGGTTCTTGGTCTCGTGCGCCGTGTCCCAGACCTGAATGATCGTGTCAACATCGGGAGGATCTTCGAAAGGCCATATCTGCCAGTACTCACGCTTTAAGAGCGCTACGTTGTCGCTCGTGGGGTCCTGCATGTACTGTGCTGACCAGAACATGGGTCGCATACCAGCCTTCTTTGCCAGCAATTCTTGGAGGGGCCACTGTTCTGGCCACAGGGATACGGTCTGCATCTCGCCGTCGCGCTCAACCTCCATGGTGGCGGGGAAGTTTACCTCGTGCCACTGCAATGCGCCTTCGCTGCGCTTGTCTCGGGCGTTCTGTATCGCCTTGGCAATGGGGTCTTGCTTGCCCCACCGCGTATTGTGGCTGACTAGGCCGTTTGCTATGAAGTTCTCTGTACGTGCAACTTCGATGTCGTAGACCCGCTCGATCCCGTCCACAACAATTTCAGCAATCGGGTCCGGTGTGCACTCGTAAGTACTCAGCGGCGCTGCGCAAAACCCCCTCTGTACGGGCGTATCCGATGGCCAAGTTGCAGTGGTTGCACAGAAGTCCTCGGACCTTGCCTTTGTCGTGGCAGTGGTCAACGTAGAGTTTTGGGGACTGTCCAGCGCGCGAGTTTTCAGTTGTTGGAACGCGTCTGCAAATTGCGCAGCACCCCCCCTGCCGATCAACCATTTGATCATATTCGGCCGAAGAAATACCGTACCTGTACTTGAGGTGGCTTGCGCGCTTCTGATCCTCGGTGAGACGGTGTTTGCCTGAGCGCCACATGGCTTTGTTGTAGCACCCTTTGCACAAACCCGAGACAGCAGCCGGCTCCACACAGCCTTCAGTACTGCACCCAACCCCACGCCACTTTCCCCAGTTCCCGGTATCGCGCTGTGTTCCGAGCCTACCGTCCGCCCGCAGTTTTCGTTTGTAGCAGGGCCTGCATAGCCCTTTGGCGTGATGCTGCCGCTCACAGCCGTCGGTTGTACAGCCTGTACCATGCTGTCCCCAACCTTCAAGTTTCTGACCCTGACCCATTCGCGACTCCCGTTGCGATCTACGAGAAACGGATGTCTCTCATTCGCACGGACAATCTTACCAGAAGTC